GGACTCACTTGTGCCACGGCGCCCTGACATTGGTTGACACCAAGGTCATGCCTGCACTCCTGGTTGGCTTTGTGTTTAACTCCTTGAGCTCACAGCATATGCTGTGGCGTGTGGGCTTCCCAACCCAGCTCAAGCGAACCCCAGTTAAACATGTCATCACCTTCCAGCTGCTCCTACCCACTCAGGTGGCAACACCCGTAACCCCCTCAACCGACACGACATCATGGTACCAAAACGAGCCGAGAAGTGTAGCAGTGGCTGGACCACCATCAACGGCAACATACATGACTCGCTGCGAAGAGCGATCAAGCACGTCAGCGCTGCCGTAGTCAACAGCCGTATTAATATCAAACCTCTTGCGACGTGTATCAAGAGGGAGAGCTATATCTGTCTCCTGCCACACGGGAAAACTCTGGACAGAGCCCAGGGACTTGACCGCGTTGGCATAAGCATTGTAATTGGCCAAAGTTGGAGTTGCTATATACACATTACGCGCCGCGTTGATATTCACCATAATCTCTGGATTATCAGTGAACCCAACGTACACACGGCCCGATGTGGTAAATGACACACTGGGTTCCCATCGAATACGAGTCCCCGCAATAAACTTGCCAGTGCTGTAATATGAGCAGATCGATGGTCCAGAGCCGTTGGCAACAGCATTGGTGTTACCCGGAATGTACGAACGATAATATGTTGATGTTCCAAGAGCACCGTCGGTAGACATATTCAGGCCAAGAACACTGTACTTAACAATGCTCGAATCAGAACTCGTGGATGTCATGCCAGGTTGAGTGTTGCGGCGCTTGCGCACCCCGCCCCTCACCGGATTTGGCATTGCTTTGCCACGTGCCATGCTGCCAGGGTGTTGTTGTGAATGTCGTTTGCCTTGACGTGGGAAGACGTCATGGGGCACAGAGGCAACATCTCAAAGGTACTGCTGTACTCATGCTCCAGTGCCTCCTGCATGTCAGGTGCCACCCCAAACGCGCGGAAAAAACTAACGCGCGCTTCAGGCGTGACCTCTGCAGCCGGAACACCGACAGACATGTAATACATGCCGCTCTCATTGATGCGCTCCTGCACCCCAGCCGGTGCCTCACGTCCCAGGCGCAGCAATCGCTTGTACCACTCCTCCCACACAGGCACACCACTTGTAAGCGACAACCCACACGACCCAATAGCATGGGCCCAATACTGGATGTCCTGCTCGGTATCCCAGCTCAACAGCGACACGCAGTCCTTGCTCATTGCGGTGAATGGGTTACGTACCATGCGCCAGCCGGAACCCGTAAGTACCGGCTGCTGCTGGCAGAACTCAATCTTCTCAAACACACGCACGGCAGGCTCACGAGTCAAAGTGAAGCCGAAGTCCAGAAACCAGGAATCAATACCAGCCAGCAGTCCCAGCTGCCCGCTCTCAAGAATGAGCACACAATCGTCGCCATTGTTGGACAGACGGGCACTAATGCCACGATCTTCACAATAGGCAAGGACAATGGAACTCATGATGAGGCAGTTGCCGAGACTGGTGTTGATGTCGCCACTCATGCGGCACCCGTGGGTAGTGTAGTCAATGCGGTGGCCATCGGTACGGGCCACACCGTGGTTGACCAGCTGCCACCTGAGCAGCCGTTTCAGCTCTGATGATCTGAAGACCCCATTATACACGGAATGCTCCCAACATAAAGCCTCATAAGAGACATGCTGGTCAAACCGTGATGCATCGAGGCCCACAGCCACAGGCTGGACAAAGCTGTCCCAGTTGGAGCGAAGCTGTTCCGCGGTTGCATGCGCATTCATACCCTTGAGAATGACAGGGTAGCCAAACACTGTCTCAAATCCGGAAAAGAGACGCTTCTCGAACAACTTGAGGTACCGTCCCACCTCAAGGTTGTAACGAGGAGAGCGTGGCTGGATAACACGTGGAGCAGGATCCCCTTTGGAATCAAAGTTGATCTTCTCAGCTTTAAGGAAGGTGCTAACCCACGCATCACGCGGAGAAATGCCCCGGAGCTTGAGGCTCTCCAACGCACGCTCGTAAATGCCCCGCTTGCGCCCGTTGTACAGGGAGGGGTAATCCTCTCTGGGGACAACGGGGGTCGGACGCAGGACAAGAAACAAGCGCTTGCGTAGGCCGCCGAGGCGGTTAAACACACCCACCCGCGGCTGAGGTGCCCGGGTCAGGCACCCATCACGGACCACGTACAAGACGCGCTCCGCGATGCCACGTGTCATGTTGATCAGGTTGTCACAATGCACGCCAAATCTGACTCCAGTCCCAAAGCCAGAGAGGTAGCGCACCGTGCGAGGCCCCTTGATGGATCTACCCCCAGTTGCTGCACGGATGGTGAGTCCGGGTGCACCACGGCGATCTACGCCCGTGGTCACCCCAGGCAGCACTGCTGGGCAGCCCTACTTAGGGAGGTCGACTGCGGCCCGGCGGCTTTTGACAGCCCCTGAAGCCCGCAGCTCGGCAGCAAAGACCGCCGCATTGGTGGGGATGAGACACAGTTCGATGGCAATCTCACTGTGCCGTATCCGGTCCACCACACGCAGGTCTTTCCAGTCCTCAGAGCGGAAGAAGTCCCTGACAAACTCCCCCGCCAAGAGCCTGTTTGCCTTGTTGTATCGTGTCTCGCCAAACCGCTCCTTGAATGCCATAGCGGCTGCAAAAGCAGGTCTGGTCACAACCATGCCAGTGCTCGGGGCCTCCCCAATAGCAAAGGCATTATCAAACTCCCTGATACAGTGGTCCCCCACGCCGGGACCACCGTGCATCCACCAATAGAGCGCTCTACCAGCTAGAACGGCAACCACAAGGGCGCTAACCAGCCAGACAAGTGGCATAGCCACGAGCTGTACACCAGGAGGAAACATGGTCTGGGAAAGTGACACGCCGAC